AGAAGTAATTAATCCTTTACTTTCAAACGGAGTATCTTCTTCATCTGCAATTAAAGTACATCTTCAACGTTCTCATCAACTTTATAATGAACTTTTAGAAGTAGGTGTAGCACGTGAACAAGCTCGTATGGTTCTTCCACTTGCAACTACTACTAAAATTCATATGACTGGAAGTATTCGTAGCTGGATTCATTTCCTTGAATTACGAGATGATGAACATGCACAGAAAGAAATCCAAATGGTTGCAAAAGAAATTAAAAAGCACTTTAAAGAACAATTCCCTATTATTTCTGGTGCCCTTTGGTAACAGGTGTATTTATCGCTGGTTTAAAAAAATGTTAACGAATGAATTTAAGTAAAAATTTATCTTTGAGTGAAGTAACTTATTCAAAGACTGCGTTACGTAGAAATATTAATAATACTCCTACTGAAGAACATATTGAAAATTTAAAATATGTTGCTGAAAAGGTATTTCAACCAATTAGAGAACATTTTGGGGTTCCTATTTATGTTTCAAGTGGATATCGAAGTAAAGATCTAAATGAAGTTATTGGGGGATCACCCCGTAGTTTCCATTCACATGGATTAGCACTTGATTTAGATCAAGATGGTCGTAATAAAGGAGTATCAAATGCAGATGTTTTTTATTTTATTAAAGAAAATCTTCAATTTACTGAATTAATTTGGGAATTTGGAGATGAAACTAACCCAAATTGGGTACACGTAGCTATTGCCCCTGGACGTGAAGACGAAAAGAAAATTAAAATCGCCAAGCGGGTAGATAATAGAACTACTTATAGTACCTGGAATAGAGACTAATATTCTAAAGGGAGGCGCAAGCCTCCTTTTTAATTATGTTCACCCTTAAAACCTTAAATATATAATTTAAAATGATGAGACAAATTAAATTTGCCTTGTTGGGGACATTCATGTCATTGTCCTCACTAACTTTTGCCCAAATTACGGGTAAAGTAACAGACGCTTCCACAGGAGATCCTCTTGTAGGAGCAACAGTTTATTTGGATGGTAATTCAACAGGAACATCTGCTGGTGTAGATGGAACCTTTGAATTACAAGCTACACCAGAGGGAACTTTGGTGATCAGCTTTATCGGTTATGAAACAGTAAACTTAACTGCTAAAACCGATATGGGAACTATTTCTTTAGAACCAACAGCACTTGGTTTAGCAGCAGCATCAGTTGTAGCTAACGTAATTGATGTTGCTAAGGTTAGAGAAACTCCCGTAGCTGTGTCTACAATCTCGCCTGCTGAGATTGCTCTAAAAGTGGGAAATCAAGAGTTTCCTGAAATTATGAATTCTACCCCTGGTGTTTATGCCACAAAGCAGGGTGGTGGATATGGTGATTCACGTATTTCTCTTCGTGGATTTGACCAGAGAAACACATCTTTCCTTATTAATGGTCAACCTGTTAACGATATGGAAAACGGATGGGTTTACTGGAGTAACTGGCAAGGTTTAACAGATGTTGCTAGTGGTATTCAAATTCAAAGAGGTTTAGGTGCATCTCGCCTTGCAGTTCCATCTGTTGGTGGTACTGTTTCTATTTTTACTAAAGCTGCCCAAAAAGAACAAGGTGGCTCAGTTTCTGAAACTATTGGTAACGATGGTTATGTAAAAACCGCAGTTAACTATAACTCAGGTAAAAACGAGAATGGATGGGCTTCATCTTTCTTATTGAGTAAGTGGGCAGGTAATGGTTATGTTGATAATACTTCAGGTGAAGGCTGGACTTACTTTGGTGCAGTTGGTTATGAGCCAGAAGGATCAAAACACGCCTTAAACTTGTCTATTTTGGGGGCTGGTCAGTGGCACCACCAGAGAGATGTTTGGGTTTCAATTCGTGACTTCCAAACATTTGGTGATTTAAATGACGATGGTATTAACCAACGTTGGAATTCAAATGGTGGTACGTTGAATGGAGAAGAGTACAATTTCCGTAGAAACTTCTATAACAAGCCACTTGCTACATTTAACTGGGACTATCAAATTACTGAAAATCTTGCTTTAAATACATCTGTATATGGTTCTGCAGGTCGTGGTGGTGGTACTGGTCCTCGTGGTCGTAACTACGATGTACTTCCTTATAGAAAAGATTTGTATGAATTTATGTATGAAGATAGTTTAACCCAATTCCGTAATGATGATGGTACTGTGAATTATGATGCTATTGTGGATGATAACCAAGCTGGTGCCCAACCATTTGGGGTTGCTGATTCATTAGAAGGCCATGATTTTTATGGTCAATTAGTAGGTTCAAATGGTTATGATGAAAATGGTGTATTCCGTAGTGGTATGGTTCGTAGAGCATCTATGAACTCTCACGACTGGGTAGGTGCAATTTCAAATCTTGAATATGATAAGGGGAATTGGAGAACATCCATTGGTGTTGATTTGAGAAAATATAAAGGTTATCACTACCGTGTAATGAATGATTTACTTGGTTTTGATGCTTACTACTCAACTGGTAACCAAAACTCAGAAGGTCAATTTATTAATACTACTGTTGAAGCTTCTCCCTTTCAAAATACAGGTTTAAATGGTCCTAAAATTGATTACTATAATGTTGGTAATGTAGGATGGGCTGGATTAAATGGTTTAGTTGAATATAATAATAATGATAAATTAACAGCTGTTATTCAAGCAGGTGTTTCTAATCAATCATTCCAACGTGAAGATTACTTTGATCAACCAAATAATCCAATTTCAGAAACTGAAAATGTAATGGGTGGTTATGTTAAAGGTGGTGCTAACTACAACCTAGATGAAAGTTCAAATGTATTTTTTAATGCAGGATTTATTTCACGTCAACCACAATTTGATGCAGTATTTCCTAATTATGCTAATAATGTAAATGATGATCTTCAAAATGAAGAAATTACCTCTATTGAGTTGGGTTATGGATTCTTAACAGATGAATTAACTCTTAATGCAAACGTATATGCTACAACTTGGGGTAATAGATTCCGTTCATTATCATTGACAAATGCTCAAGGTGTTGATGGTTTTGCTCAATTTAGAGATATTGATGTTCAACATAATGGTATTGAATTAGAGGCCACTTACCGCCCAACTAATCGTTTAAAATTTGATGGTATGCTCTCAATGGGTGATTGGAGATATACTAAGAATTTTGAAGCAGAATTATTTGATGAAAACCAAGAATCAATTGGTACTGGTACACTTTATACTAAAGGTGCTAAAGTTGGTGATGCAGCTCAGTTTGTTGCTAACGCAGGTGTTGATTACAGAATTGGTAATAACATTAATGTAGATTTAGGTTATAGATTTGTAGACGGTTTATATGCTGACTACTCAATTACTGATTCTGATTTTGCTGATCCAGATAACTTGGGTGCTATGAAATTGCCTTCATACGGATTGGTTGATGCTGGTTTAACAGCTCGTGCTGGTAATTTTACATTTAGAACCAATATTAACAACTTGTTAAACACTACTTATATTGCTGAGTCAAACACTAACATCCACGCTACTGATGCTTCAGATACTTGGAATGGTGTTGATACTCGTAACTTTGTATGGTTCGGATTTGGACGTACTTGGAACGCAAGTTTGAAGTATAATTTTTAATGGAACTAATAACCACACATCCAGTTAAAAAATCGGATCTGGGGTTCCATGGAAATCTGTTTGGTGGGAAGCTGCTCGCGTGGATTGATGCCGCGGGAGCAGCTTTCGCCGCTCAGGTTTGTGATACACCTAGAATGGTAACCGTTGCTATTGATAAATGTGTATTTACAAAACCTGCCCGAGAGGGACAGATGTTAAAAATATATGGTAAAGTATCTGAAGTTGGTAATACTTCTATTACATTAACTTTAGAAGCCCGAGCACATAATGTTTATACTGGTTTACAATCACCAGTTTTAACTACAAATATTAAATTTGTTCGTATAGATGAAGATGGGAATCCTATACCTATTTCGCACAGGGTGAAAGAAAAATTAGAAAAAGGTTGGAAAACTCATTAAATGTTCGTATCTTTCGCTAAGAAAAGCGAATTAAATGCAAAAAGGAGCAGCGTATTGGATGGATCTTCGTCATTTTGATGACGAGGATCCTATTTTTTTGGCACAAGTCCAAAGAGGGATTACAAATTTTGTAAAAATTTTAACAGGAAAAGATATCCCTGTACAATATGCAACGTCAGGTGACTCAATGACTGATGGGGAAACCGTTTACATTGCATCTAATCTTAAAGAAGATACAATAGATTATACAGTTGGTTTAGCTCTCCATGAAGCATCACACGTTTTACTTACAGATTTTGAGTATCTTAACAAGGAAAAAGGCACTGTTTTAAAGAGAGTACATAATATCCCTGAAGAAGACCACGATAATGTATTTACTTTGATTAATTTTGTTGAGGATAAACGTATAGATAATTTTGTTTACTCAACAGCTCCAGGTTATCAGTTTTATTATGAAAAACTTTATCGTGAATCCTTTTATAATAAAATTGTAGATGAAAACCTTCAAAATGATGTATTTAGAACACCATCTTGGGACGCATATTTCTTTAGAATAATTAATATATTCAATCGTAATTCCGATCTTGACGCCTTACCTGGCTTACAAGAAGTATGCGATTTACTCACATATAATCGCATAAAATCAATGCAATCTACACGTGATGCTGTAGAAGTAGCTATTAAGATTTATAATATTATTAAACCACATATTCAAGAAGAGGAGGAAAAAGAAGATGGTGATAATCAAAATATGAATAATCAAGAGTATAAAACTCGTGAGCATGTAGATCGTCAAAAGAATTTTATTAATTCACAATATCGCAAAAAACGTGTTCATAAAAAAGTACAAGAACAAGTTAATAAACTAGCTAATTCAGACACTAAAATTAACAATTATCCTTTATCTCAAACTACTTCTATTCCTACCTTAATTACTAGAAATTGGGAAGAATATTTTACAGGCCCATTTGACCACAATGAAGAAGCAGTTAATAAGGGATTATTTTTGGGGAAGCAACTCCTTAAAAAGCTTAAGGTTCGAAATATGTCTAAAAGTGACATTTTCGAAAATCAAAAAAAGGGTAAACTAGATTCTTCTAAACTACACCAAGCATCTTTTAGTGAAAATTTGTTTTATAGAATCGAAAAGGAAGATTATAAAAACACTTTTATTCACATATCATTAGACCTTAGTGGTAGTATGAGAGGAAAAAAATTAACTCAAACTATCCAAACAGCAATAGCTATAGCCTATGCTGCATGTAATATAAGGGGGTTTGATGTTGAAATTTCTTTAAGAGGTACTATTGATCCTAATAAATCTAAATCTATGCATTCGTCCAATCAAGTCCCTATATTGGCTTATGCTTTTAGTTCTAAAAAAGATTCTATAAAAAACTTACAAAAATTTAAAAAACTTATTACGTGTGGTATGACACCTGAAGGAATATGTTTAGATCAAATTAGAAAAGATTTACCTTCCCCTTCTTACTACCAAGAAGTCTACTTAGTAAATATATCAGATGGACTACCTAATATAAGTTCAGCTTCTTATAGTTTTAACACTGCTATTAACCATACAGCTAAAGTAGTTAATGAGTATAAAAAAGATAATATTGGATTATTGAGCTATTTTATCCATGATACTTGGGATAAAACACAAAGACCTGAGGGGACATTTAAAAAAATGTATGGGAAAAGTGCTAAATATATTGATATTAATAATATAGTTTTAGTAGCAAATTCTATTAATAATTTACTTCTTTCAAATACTATTAAGGTTTCCTAAAATTTATAATATGTACCTTTGATAAATTAAATAATATGGATTACGGCGATATTTTAGCTTATATTGAACAAATTATAGAATCTATTGAATATGAAGAAATAGATCTATTAGAGGTCAAATCTAAACTTGAAGAACTCACAGTTGAAATCGAAGATAATGTAGAAGTTTCTGGGGAAGATTTCGATGGATTTGGTTTTGATGATTTAGATTGATATTTATCAACAAATGGTTTTGTTAAATTTTATAGTAAATAGTCAAGACCATGAGTTGGAAAGAAATTTTTAAAGACGATAACTCGTATAACGAGAAATCTATTGTTGGGTTTGGAGCATTTGCAATGATGTCTCTTTTTGCTATAGCAGATATAGCAACAGGTTGGATAGGAAAAGACCTTATAATTAACGAATTTATCTATAATTCATTTATAATAGTAACTTTAGGTAGTTTTGGGATAGCTGGTCTAGAAAAATTTTCCAAAAAATGAAATTACCAGGATTTAACGACTTTAAAGAAAACCCTACCCTAGCATTTGCTTTTATTGCATTGGTAGCTGTAGGGTATCTTTACATGGATCAAAAGACTCTCCATGCTGCTCAATTAGAGTCTGAAAAAGCATCTTGTACCCGGATAGAAAATGAACTTAAAGATAGAATATCTAATTTAGAACAAACTGTTTTAAGGTATGAAGAGAAACAAGAAGAAATGAAAGAATTGTTATTAGAATGTTTAAATTCCAGAAATTAATATTGATTTCAATTTTAACTGGTTGTGCTACTACTGCTGGTGAAAATTCTGAATTACCTCTGCTAGTTGAAGAAGAGGTTGTTGAAAATATTATAGTAGAAAGTAATAATTATCTGAATGCTATGGATTCTATTATAGTATTTGCTGATAATGCTCTTGCTAGTATTAAAGAAGAAGAAAAAAAAGAACAAAAAAAGTTATATTATCTTCAGAAAACTATAAAAGATGAAGAGCTACTTATTGCTACTTTAGAATCTCAATTAGCTACTCGTGATAGTATAATTAAGGATCAAAGCCAAGAAATAAAATCTTTGTCTAGGGATTTAATTTTATCACAAGAAAAAATAGAAAATACTGAAGATATACTTCAAAGGCATATTCAAGAATATAGTACTTTATTAGAAAAAATAGAATATCTTGAATATAACTTACAAGAATCATATACTCAAATAGAATATTTAGATTCCTTAATTTTTACTAGTAAAAAACTTACTAAAATTTACGAATCAAATTAATCAATGAAAGACTTTTTATTAGGAATAGGAATTAATGTTGGATTAGCAGTATCTGGCTTTTTTGGAAGCTTATTACTAGTAGGACAACAAAAGGATTTAAACCTTAAAGAACAAATTATCTCTATTATTGGTGGTACTATGTCCGCTAATTATCTCACCCCAATAGTAATTGATGCTATGGGTTCAGATAATGAATCCCTCCATTTTGGTATGGCTTTTGTAATTGGGTTTGGAGGTTTAAAAGTAGTAGAACATTTTTATCATAAATGGTTTAATAAACAAAAAAATGATACTAACAATAATTAATTTAATCTGTAACATAGTACTTTGCGCTGCGGGTACTTTGTTTTTTTTAGCTTTATTTGCTCATAAATCTAGCATTGTTCATAAGTGGAAAGCATTACATCATTGGACTTTAAAAACTGGGCT